AGAGTACCGGTTTCTCCGCCTCTCAACGGATATACTCGCCTATCTACCGGAAGCCAGAACACGGCAAGATCACGCTCAAACCTGAGTACCCGCCCATTACTACCGGAAGCCGAAACCTGAGCCTTACTTCGCTGGCCGGTCAACTTCATAATCAGGGGTATTCCAAGGCAGACATTTACAAAGAGTTGCTGTTTGCAAATCAGCAAGCGTGTAAGCCCCCGCTTCCCCGGAGTGAGATTGAAACAATCGTAAATTCAGTTACCAGATATAGGAGGTAATTTCAATATAAAGTCTTTCAGGCGTGGGGACATTGTTCTGATTGATGTTCCCATCGTGGACGGGAGCCGGGTGCAAGGCGGAAACCGACCGTGGCTGATCGTGCAGAATGATGTTGGCAACAGACACTCTCCCACCACGATTGTAGTCCCTCTTACCTCCAAGTTAAAGAGAATGGAAATGCCTACCCATGTGATTGTCACGGGAAAGGGCATTAAAGCAAGCATGGTGGAGTGTGAACAGATACGAGTCATCGACAAATCCCATGTCAAAAAGTGTATCTGTACTCTTTCACCGCAGGTTATGTCCTATGTAGACAAGGCTCTGAAAAACGCTTTCTTCTACGGGGAGGGTATAAACGATGGAGAATAAGATTTGCCCTTTATCTATTATGAGTCCTGCTGAGTGCCCGTTCATGAATTGTAAAAAGAATGAATGTGCGTGGTGGGATGAAGACTCTCAGGCGTGTGCGCTTTTGACCTTAGCAAGATCAGTTAGAAAGGTGACAAGAAATGGCAGATGAAATTTTGACTACCGAAGAGCAGGAACTTTTTCAGCTCTCTAATGGCCGATACATCATGGATAAAGACCTCTCTCAGAAGATGTTTTACATCAAGGAGGCAAAGCCTGAGAGAAGTCACCAGATCAGCGGCACCGGTTATTCTTGGGACGAGTCCGGCATGGCGGAACTGTTCTCTGAGTGCTATCAGAATGACACCCGCTTCTGCCCGGAAGCCAAGTGCTGGTACACCTATTCTAAGGGTGCATGGCGTAAGGACATTGGCTCTCTGCTGGTAGCGGAGAAGATCAAAGAGTTTTGCCGCCTGATGGCTCTCTATTGCGGGGAGATTGACAATGAAGACCGCCGCAGGGAGTACATGAAGTTCATCTCTAAGATGGGAGATCGCCGTTTCCGTGACCGGCTCATGAAGGACGCCGCCAGTGTCATGCCGATTACCGCAGAGGAATTTGACGCAAACCCCTACCTCATTAACTGTCGGAATGGAACCTATGACCTTCAAAAGATGGAGTTCCGTGAGCATGATTGGCACGACTTTCTGACCATGCAGACCAATTTCGACTACACTCTGCAAGACGCTGAGTGCCCCAGATGGGAGCGGTTTATTCAGGAAGTTACCTGTAATGACGCAGATAAGGCCGACTATCTGCAAAAGGCTCTCGGTTACTCCATGTTGGGTACGGCCAATGAGGAATGTATGTTCATTCTGCATGGCAAGACCACCAGAAACGGAAAGTCTACCCTTCTGAGTGCCATTCATCATCTTCTCGGTGACTATGCCTCCGTGTCCCCGGTGTCTATTATTTGTAAGTCTGACCGCTCCAAGAACGCCGAAGCTGCAAGCCCTGTTTTGGCCTCCTTGAAGGGCAAGCGGTTTGTCACTATGGCCGAGAGCAATCAGTATGGACGGCTGGACGAGGAAACAATCAAGCAACTCACCGGTGGCGAAGAGATCAAGGCCCGGAACCTCTATGAAGCCGCTACCACCTTCCTCCCGCAGTTTACCCTTTGGCTCTCCTGCAATGACCTTCCCTCTGTCAATGACAAAAGCCTGTTCGCCTCTGACCGTGTGCGGGTGATTGAGTTCAACCGGCATTTCTCTGAGGACGAGCAGGACAAGAACCTGAAAACAGAGTTCCAAACCCCGGAGGCCATGCAGGGTATCTTCACTTGGCTTTTGGAGGGCTACTTCAAGTATAAGCGGTTCGGCCTGAAAATGTCCCCGGCTATGCGTCAGGTGGTCAAGCAGTATGAGAAGGACAATGATATGGTGTTACAGTTTTTGGAGGAAAAGTGTGAAAAGGCCGGAGGTGCCTACACAAGAGCCAAGGCACTCTATGACGCTTATAAAATTTGGTGTAAGTCTAACGGCTATTTTGTGTGTAGCGCAAAGCGGTTTAATGCTGACATGGAAGCACACCCAGAATGGCACGGAGGAAAGACCGTTTATAATGGCTACCCTTCTTACAGGGATATTCGTATGAAAGGAACTGTTTGACATGAACAAGAAAAATA